TATATCAAATTAAAACTATTAGATTTGATAATACTATTAGTTATGAAATGCCTGATGAATCAACAATTATTCTTCCTGATGATTTTGTTGGATCATTTAAAGTATATTACTATAAATATCCTGAATTAATGAAATTAACATTTGATACTGGAGCATTAGCAGATGCATATGATAGAAAATATGAATTTGAAATAGATAATATGTTATTAGAAATAATGCCTTATGGTGTTGCCAAAGATTTGTTGAAAATGGACATGATAAGTAATTATGGAAAATATTTTCAAGAAGAATATATAATGAGAAAAAATCAATTAGATGGAAGATTATCTAATGGACAAATAATAATAGAAGGTGGATATGATGTCTAGTTTAAAAGATTTAATAACAAGAAAGTATTCTAATTTTAGAGGTGTTGATTTTTCTAATAGTGAAGTAGCATTATCAAGAAGTCCATTATCAAAAAATATGTGGAAAAAATATGAAGATAACGATTGTATTGAAACAAGACCTGGAATGAGATTGCTTAATGGATTTGGTAATCAAATTCTAGGCCTATTTTTTTTGAATATAAATAATACACAGCATGTTTTAGTTCATAGTGGTACTAAACTATTAAAATGGACTAATTATCCAACTACACCAGCAACAACAACTGAATTATTTAGTTCTATGAATGTTGTAGAAAGTAAAAGTTTTATATTTGATAATACATTGTTTATCTTAGATGGTATTAATTATTTGGAATATAACGGAACAACGTTAAAAAGTGTGGAAGGTACTATTCCTATGACTTCATATTATAAGAACCCAGATGGTTCAACAAGTATTGACGCAGACACTGATATAGATTTAGTTTATCAACCAGTTAATTGTTTAACGTCACTGCGAAAAAATGCTTTTATAGGAGATGGGATATCAGTAGACTATCAACTAGATGCAACAAGTTTAGATTCATCAGTTATTTATTTAATGACAGCAACTATAAATGGAACAGCAAAAACAGAGGGAACCGACTTTAGTGTTAATAGAACAACCGGAGTTGTAACATTTAATACTGCTCCAGCAGTGGATAGTGAAGTTATTATAACTTATTCAAAAACAACGTCAGGATATCGTAATAGAATACTTAATTGTACTTTAGTGTGTGAGTTTGATAACAGAATATTCTTTAGTGGTAATCCTAATTACCCTAATACAGTATTTCATTGTGAACTAAATGATCCAAGATATATAAGAGATACTGCATATTATGAATGTGGGTTAGATAAAGCATTAATAAAAGCAATAATACCGGGTAATAATGTTTTATGGGTATTAAAAGAAATAAATCAAAACTCGAGTAGTGTATATTATTTAACACCAACACTTGATAGTACTTATGATAAAATTTATCCAAGTGTAAATGGTTCAATTTCATTGGGATGTGTATCTACAGGAATAAACTTTAATGATGATATAGTATTTTTTTCAAATAGAGGCTTAGAGGGAATAGCAAGTAGCTCAATGTATAGCGAGCAAATATTGCAACATCGTTCTAGTTTAATTGATAATAAAATGGTTTCAGAAACAAATTACAACAGTGTTAAATTAGCCGAATACAATGGCTATTTAATGTGTTTAATAGGTTCACATGTATATTTAGCCAATAGTAGACAAAGATTTCATGATAGTGCGAATAATATAGAATATGAGTGGTTTTATTGGGAATTACCAAATAGTATAACTTTTATTAAAGAATATAGACAAAAATTGTATTTAGGAAATGCTAGTGGTCAATTATTCGTATTGGATAGTACAAAAGATAATGGTGTAGATATAACAAGTGTATGGACTACACCAAAAGATGATTTTGGTTATCCAAACTACACTAAAACAACTAATAAAAGAGGTAATGTTGCTGAATTAAAGTCAATGAGTAATGATGCTATTCATGTTGATACTATTGTTGATGGTACTTTAAAAGAAAAATCAGTATTTTCTGATACAAAAGGATATATAGCATATAGAATAAAAGATAAAAAATTTAAAGATATTCAATTGAAATTTAGTTCAAATAAACCATTTGGACTTTTTTCATGTACACTGCAAGGATTTGTAGCAGGTTATATAAAAAGATAGGAGTGAAAATTTATGGATGATGAAAGATTAGCAAAAATAGAACAAGAAAAGCAAAATGCAATAAATCAAAGCAATAATATGTATAATAGTTTATTACAAGATAATCAAAATTTATATAATGTGCAAAATGAATATGCTAATACATATGAACAAACACAAAATGATATTTTAGATAAACAATTAGCATATAATACCAATTTAATTGAAAAGCAAAAAGAAATAGCAAGAGAAAATAAAGCAGTTGAGGAAAAGAAAGCAAAAAATGATTACACACAATTTATTAATCCTTATGGCTATAGAAACGAAAATTTAGCCGAAAGGGGTTTATTGAAATCTGGTGTTTCTGAAACATCAATGTTAGGTGGGTTTAATGCATATCAAAATAGACTTGCAACTGCTAATAAAGTAATGCAAGATGCTTTTGTACAATACGATAACGATATTAACCAAGCAAGATTAAACAATGATGTTCAAAAAGCACAAAATGCATTAAATAAATTGCAAATGCAATTAGAATTTTCACAAAATTTTTATAATAATAAATCAACTATTTCTCAAAATCAATTAAGTAATAATCAAAATTTAGATAATGAATATAATAACAGATATCAAACTGAATATAATAATATTCAATCTGAAAAAGAAAGAGCAGAACAAATAAGACAGTGGCAAGAAAGTTTTAATTTTCAAAAACAACAAGCTGCACAAGATCAAGCAAATTGGGAAAAAGAATATGCTTTATCAAAGCAAAAATCAAGTAGTTCTTCAAAGAAGTCAGGAAATAGTACTAACAATATTTCGCTTACTGATGGAAGCAATAATGAACTTACAAATTCTAATGAAGTAGTTAATAGAAGAGCAAGTGTAAAACTATCGTCTTCAGCAGCTAATAAATTTAGTGCTGGTTTAAAAACAAGTTATTCTATTTCTGAACTAAAAAATCAACTAACTGATGCATATAATAGAAAAATTATAAATGATGATGATTTAAAATTGATTTTATGGAGTTATAACTTGTCTTAGTAACAAAGAAGGAGGTTAGTCTATTATGGGAATATTTGAAGAAATTACTAAAAAAAAGAATAATTCTTCTAATAATACATTATTTAATGAAATAACAAGTTCTATATCTGCAATTGATAAATTGAAAGAACAAAAAAACAGGGAGTTGAAGGCAAAACGAATAGCAGATGATTATGCAAGAGAAAACAACGTGATTTCGTCTTATCTTAATGATAGAACTGCTCCTAACAGAGCAACAGCAATAAATATTATTTCAAACATACCTAAATATGATAATAGTCAAAAGCAATTTTTATCTCAACCAAACAAATATGAGGCATTAAACAAAAATATAGAAGAAACACAAAAAAGATATACTGATTACTATAATAGTCCAGAGTACCAAAATTATGTTAATGAATATTATAAAACACCAATGTATCAATATAAAGCCGATTTAGAGAGAGTTAATAATCAAGATGATTTTTCGCTTGGAGAGAAAGCATTTACTAGTTTCTTTGGTGGATTAAGAAGTTCTTTACATGGAGATAGACAATATAGAACTACTGACTCAAATGGCAAAACTGTATATGTTGACTTGCCAAATTATCAACAATTAAAAAGTGAAAAGATTAAGGAACAATCAGGTACAATAGGAAAAATATATCAAGATGCAATGGCTTCTATAGGTCAAATGGTTCCTAGTATTGTTGCAGGTTCTGTGACTGGTGGTTTAGGATTAGGGACAGAATTAGGTTCTCTTGGAACAATGGCTATAAATGCTTATTCAGGTTCTAAAAATGAAAAATTACTAAATGGATATTCAGAAAAACAAGCTGAAACTTATGGTGCATTATCAGCAGGTGTAGAAGTTTTAACTGAAAAAATGTTTGGCGGTTTAGGAAAATTAATGGGTACAGGTGCTTTAGATGAAGTTGTAACTAATAGATTAACTAAGAACATATCAAATCGTGTTGCAAAAGGCCTTGCAGAATTAGGAATAAGTAGTTTAGGCGAAGGTATAGAAGAAATTGCAAGTGATGCACTACAACCAATGATAAAAAAGATTGCTTTATCTGATAAAAGAAGCATAAGAGAATTATTTGCAGATGAAAATATTGGCGAAGATTTTTTTGCTGGAGTATTATCTTCAATAATTTTAGGAGGTTATAATACTGTTAAAACAGTTAATAACAATATAAATAATCAAAATAATGAAATTGATAGTGTTGACAACTCAATAGTTGCAAACGATTTAAATAATATTCAAACAAATACTATAAGTAACAATTCATACAGTGATGTTGACAATAATGAACAACTCATAACAAATAATTTGGATGAATATAAACAAAAGATTCAACAAAGAAACAATTTAAAACAACAAGAGAAACTAAATAATCAAGTTAATAATATGCAAAAGCAAATTAACGAAATTAATAGTAACATTGAAGATATAAAGAGTAACAATGAAATAACACAATTAGAAAACAATAATGACAATATGTTAAATAAACAATTATTGCCGATTAATAACAAAGCAAATATTAATTTGCCTGGTGTTAAAACTCAATTAAACAATATAAAAACAGAATCAGTTAATGATTCTTTTAATTTGAAACAAAAACAATTTGATCTTATTAATGCAAGTAATCCAATGTTAGATGATTATCACGTAGGAATAAGAAATATAGAAGATATAAAAACGTTTGAAGAAGCGATACAAGATGATGAAAGTTTTACTTATGGTGATTATACTAAGGAAGATGCACAAAGAGATTTAGAAAATGGAACTATTATAGTGTATTCTAGTAACCCAATTGAGCAAGGAACATTTGTAAGCACTTCTCAAAATATGGCAAGAGATTATGCTGGAAACGGTAAAGTTTATTCCAAAAAAGTAAACCCTAATGATGTTGCATGGATAAATGGCGATGAAGGACAATTTGCTAAAATTGAAAATAAATATTATAATGAAGGTGAGGAGCTTGAAAATGGAAGAACAAATAATAGATATGCTAGTCAATCTATACCCGAATACCAAAAATACGGAAATGGATCGAATCAGAGAATTGTTAATCAAAAAAATCAAGGAAGCAAATTTATCGGAAAGAGTAATGAAAGCAATATTGACAGGAGCATGTATGAGATTACACGAAGAACTGATGATAGAAGCATTGAAGAAAAGGCCAATGAACGACAAAATAGCGATAGAATCCCTAATAGAGATGATGAAGGAAAACTGGTCTCTGAAGAACAACGGAGATTTAATCAAAATGTTAGCCCGCTGGTAAAAAATAAAAATGGAGAATTACTTCATTTTTTTCATGGTTCAAATGCAAACTTTTCAGAATTTGATTTATCTAAAGGTGGAAAAAGCAATTCAAAAGCAGCTGTAGGTTTTTGGTTTACAAAATCAAAAGATGGTGCTACCAAATGGGCAAAAGAAACATTAAACTCTGATAAGCCAATAATATATGATACATATTTAAAAATTGAGAATCCAAAAATATATGAAAGTATAGATAATTCATCTAAGATAAAACAATTAGAAGAACAAATATCTAAATTAGAAAAAGACAGAATGTCATTATACAACAAGTTGCAAGAAAATTATGATAATTATGGAGACGCAATTACTTATTATAATTTAGCAGATGAACAAGCATTTAAGAAAATATTTGAAGATAGAGGGTACAAAAATTATAACGAATTATATAATGATACAAAGTCTTTTGTTAATACAAGGGATTCGATAAATAACTTATACGATGAATTGGAATTATTAAAATTTGCACAAGATTCTTATGATAGATTTTTAAATGATATATATGATATTGAAGGGACAAAGCCATCAAATAGAAAATATAATAGTGAAGTATCAAATGAAACTTTAAATAAATATAGACAAATGCTAATAGATCAAGGTTATGATGGTATTGCAATAATAGATACAAATTATGATAAAATGTATTTTGGCGGTAAAAATACTCAAATTGCAGCATTATTTTCTAATCAAATTAAAGATGTAAATAATATGCATCCAACTGAATCAAATGATATATATGATAAAGAAAACAACATAAAATTACCAACCCAAAATGTTAATTTGCCTGGAATAAATTCAAGTTACAAAAATTCACTTGTTAATGAAGATAACTCAATTAATTATGATGATTTACCTTTTGATATGAATGAATCTGATATTAAAACTATAGAAAATCATATAGACGATAGAACTCGTAATAAGATAGCAAATAATTTAAAATCAACGTTGGAATTAGGAAATAATGAATTTAAAGAATTTAAAAACATTTTATCTGAAATAAGCAAAAAAGATAATATTACTAAATCGGAAATTAGAGACATTATTGAAAGTAAATTTAGTGAAAAAACATTAAAGTATAGATTAGACGATATTGTTAATATTCAAAAAGTATTAAAAAATACTAAAATTAGTGTTTCGGATGGTATTAAAGCAGATATTGGTGATTATAGTGATTTTAGACAAAAAAATTATGGAAAATTAGGCTTTTCTAAAGAAGGAATGCCAGTAGATTCAGTATATCAAGAATTAGTGGAAAATTATCCAAGTTATTTTTCAGAAGATATTATTAATCCTTCCGATCAACTTCAAGAAATGGCTTATGTTGCAAATTTAGATAAATATGCATATGAAAATAGTACATTAAGCCAAAAAGCAATAGATGAAGCTACAGATTGGATTTATGATAGTATTGAAGACTATAACCTACAAGAAAAAGTTAAACAAAATAAAATGTCATATGATGAATATTTAGAAAAGTCTAAAATTCAAAATATGAAGAAAACCAAAAAAATTGTTAATAATGAGTTATTAAATGAAATGAATATAACTACTGCTGATTTAAGTGCTGGAAAAGATATTTCTAGTCTTAATTATCAAATAACCGATCCTATAAGAGTAAATGAAAAGGTATTTGGTTATGAAGTAGGTCAAAAGATAAATGATGCTGTATTTAATAAAACTAAACATAATACTGCCGAAAAAACTAGATTCTTAAATAAAGAAAGAGAAGATATTGCTAATTTAGGAATAAAAGCTCGTTCTAAAGAAAGTGCAGCAGTTCAAAAATATGCTGAAAAGCAATATGTTAATGATAAAGGCGAAGTTGTTAAATATGGTGATCATCAACTTGCTGCTGAGTTCCCTGATATAGAAACTCAAAACAAGATTAAGAAAGCAGCAGAAGCATTAAGAAATAAATACGATAAATATATAGACCAAATAAATGGTGTTATTACTAAGATGGGATATGATCCTATTCCAAAAAGAAACGATTACATGAAACACTTTAATGAATTATCTGATAAGTTAAGTGAATGGGGTATTCCTTTAAATCGTAACTCTTTAAAAGATGATGTATTACC